AGCAGCAGCCTTGCCAGCATCCAGAACCTTCTCAACATTGACCTTTGGCGCAGCTTTCTTGGCAGGAGCCGAAGGACCAGACTGAACAGCCGTGTTGCCATCGTCATCTTCTGTGCCGATGCAAAAAATGGCCATGAGTCCATACCTACGACCATACGTGATCCCGCTCCCCGTTCCATGGGCATCCCACTTGGTGATCGGGATGAAGCACGATTGGCTGATCCATTCGCCGGACTTGTGCAGGATGCGGGTTTCCACTTCCACGCCACCATCGGCGCGGTTTGGGGATTGCAGGACGCAGAGATCATTGTCAGCCATCGGCTTACGGATGACCGCAAGAACAGCAGACAAATCTGCATACTTGGAACGAAATGCAGGATTGTTGCTGTCCTTAACGGCATCCTCAATCAAAGCTTGTGCTTTGACGAGGGCGGGAGCAATTGCGGTAATGCTGTCAGATGTATTCATCATTGGGTTGTTCCTTATTAAGCGTTGGCTTCAGATGCTTCGCACACAGATGACATAAGATCATTGTCGTTGTTCATGACAGCGAGGAGGAAACCAAGCGGGTGATCCTTCGTCACTTTGGTGTATTTGGCATTATCTGGGTGGATAAGGGTGATGGTGTCGATATAGGGCGCGTCATCATCAAGGTAGTCGATATCGACGCTAAGTTCTGCCTGCTGGATGAACAGGCCAGGATAGCCAGGGACATCATAGTCGCTGATCTGCATATCCACGGGGGCGTATCGGTCGTAGGTTTTGCCATACATGCTCATTGTGTTTCCTTTCGGCGTAGTGGGCCGGTCAACGATCTGAACCTACCCGCTTCGGCCTGACCCGTCAACCTTTAAGTTGACACATAGGCCAATTTCAGTGTATTTGAGAGCCATGACAGAACGTGACCCCGTAATCTTTGACGTATTCGCTGCTGCTGGAGGCGCTACTGCCCTCGCCAAGGAGTTGGGCCTTTGCCGAGCTGCCGTCTACAAGTGGCAAAAGATACCCATGAAGTATCTTCGTGTTTTGGCAAAGTTGACCGGCATTCCGCGCCACAAATTAAGGCCCGACATCTATGGCGACTAGTAATAAACTTGATGGAAATCAGTTACTTGTGTGGTTTAGGCGTGGGTTTGATAGTCATAAGCTATCGTTTATGACTGGTATGCCGGAAGACGAAATTGTCCGGCTCTTGGCGCGGGCAAGAGAAGATGAACGAAATAAGGCTGACCTTACCGTTCCCACCCAGTGTGAACCGGCTTTGGAGAACGACTAAAACGGGTGGGATGCACCGCTCTAGTAAATACTCAGCATGGGCAAAACAAGCTGAGTGGGCGGTTGCAGGGCAAGTCAAGGGTAAGAAGATCGTTGGGGAATATACGCTAGAGATCGTGGCAGTTAAGCCCGACAAGCGGCGCCGCGATTTGGGGAATTTGGAGAAGGCTGTAAGTGACCTTCTGCAAAAGGCGAAGGTGATCGAAGACGATTACCTTTGCCAAGACATTCACTTGCACTGGGCGAAATCAGGCCCCGAATGTTTGATATTGATAAGGAAATACGAAGATGGACAAGGACAGGCAGATATACCTTCTGACGGCAGCTCTTGAAGAGTGCCAAGAATATTTTGATGACCGCTCTGACGTTGTAGACGGCGACGATGGACAGCCATCTCCGAACGAGGAGATGTATATGTCGATGATGATTGATGCTGTTTTGGGGAAAAACTAATGGGCAAACGATCAGACTTTGAGCGCAAGCGGCTAGACTTCTATCCAACCCCGTTGGAGGCGGTCAGGCCGCTTGTGCCGCATTTGCCGTTGAAGGCGACCTACTGCGAGCCTTGCGCTGGCGCGGGACACCTCATCCGCAACTTGGATACCTATGGTCTGAAATGCGTCTCCGCTTTTGATGTGATGCCTCTGGAAGAATACATCCGGCAGCACGATGCGTCATGGGTCATAGAGGAGGATCTCAACGGTGCGGAACTCATCATAACGAACCCGCCATGGGATCGGCCTGTCCTGCATCAGATCATTGAGCGGTGTTCCCTGCTGCGCCCTACGTGGCTGCTCTTCGACGCTGATTGGATGTTCACAAAGCAAGCTTCTCGGCATCTGGACCTATGCGCCAAAATCGTCGCCGTGGGGCGGGTGAAGTGGATGGCTGGCTCGGCCAATACCGGCATGGATAATTGTGCTTGGTATTTGTTCGATGCTCTTAGTGTGGGTAAGCCAACAGAGTTTGTGGGGCAATGAAGATACCTTTGAAGGAACAGGTGGCCACGCTGGAAGGTGTCGTCGCCAATCACCGCTCATACGTCCGTGTCTGCGAACGCTACGTTCAGCAGGCTACTTTCGACCCAGAAGTGCTGGCTGATACCAAGGGCAGGCTCCCATATATGGAGGCTTGCCTCGCCACAATGCAGTGGCTTTTGAAAAATGAAGACCGGATCAAAAATGCTTTAAAGAAATAAAATATATGGCATAATGCCATTTACTAGAAAATACGGAGAAAAATAAATGTCTAGAGTTATCAGAAGTTTAGAATTTTTGATTGAAACTCTACATAAGCGCGGTTGGAATAATACCCAAATTACCAAAGAATTAGGAGTTAATCGCCGCACTTTATATCGCTGGACATCCGGTGAAGTCGCCACGCCCCGCATAGTCCTGCTGGCCCTGGAGTTGCTGGTCAGCCGCAAATGATGTAGGGTATCTGAATACACGAAGCCCTGGAGGGCAGGAACCTTCCAGGGCTTCTAAATCAACACGCGGGTGCATCGCGAGTTGGACTTGACGGATAATTATCCCGTTTTTTCCGATTTTGCAAGACACCCACCACTAATGGTGTCTGTTATGTCGTTTCAAGCTATGGCGTGGGCCACAAAAATTAAGCTGCCCACCTACGAAAAATTCGTTCTCATCATGCTGTCGAATTACGCGGACGAGGCTGGCCGCTGTTGGCCGTCCATTGAGACGCTGTGCAACGAGACGGGCCTGTCCCGCCCGACCGTCAAACGGTCTCTGCGCAAGCTGGTCGAGCGCAAGATTTTAGTGAAGGCCAAGCGGGTCAAAGGCAACCTTCAAACATCGAACTTATACGTCCTTGAAATCACTTAGCGCCACAGGGTCTATTAGAACCCCCCACAGGGTCTATTAGACCCCCAAACCTATCACCTAGAACCTATCACTGTAATACCAATACTAGCCTAGCCAGAGGAAGAAATCTCTATAGTTAGGGAGAGAGGGAAGATGGAACTCCGCGACTACCAAAAACAGACAATCGACCAGCTGCGTCTATCGCTGAAGGCTGGCAAAAAGCGCCCCGTGGTTCAAGCTCCCACTGGCGCGGGGAAGACCGTCATTGCTGCCGCCATCGTGAACATGGCCCGTGACCGTGGCCGGAAGGTGATCTTTGCCGTCCCGTTCCTGTCGCTGATTAACCAGACCGTCGAGCGGTTCTTCCAGAACGGGATTTACGAAGTCGGGGTCATGCAGGGCGACCATGGCATGACGAACCCCAACATGCCGGTTCAAGTCTGCTCGGTTCAAACGCTGGCGCGGCGACAAATTCCGAAATCCGATCTCGTCATCGTTGACGAGTGCCACAACATGTTCAAGCTCTACGACCAGTGGATGAACGACCTTGATTGGGTTGATGTGCCGTTCATCGGCCTGACCGCGACCCCGTGGGCGAAAGGCATGGGCAAGAAGGGCCGCTGGGACGATCTGATCGTCTGCACGACCACATCCGACCTGATTGAGAAAAAGGCCCTGTCCGATTTCAAGGTCTTCGCCCCTGCCCATCCAGACCTGTCCGGCGTGCAGACCATTGCAGGCGATTATAAGCTCGACCAGCTGGCTTCCGTGATGGATCGCGCACCCTTGGTAGCCGACATCATCAAAACGTGGCTCCAGCGGGCATCTGGGCGCCCTACAGTGGCATTCTGTGTGGACAGGACCCATGCCAAGCATGTGGAGCAGCAATTCCTGGCCGCTGGCGTGTCTGCGGCTTACATGGACGCCTTCACCAAGATCGATGAGCGGGATGCCATCGTCGCGCGGTTCAAGGCTGGCACAGTCAAGGTTCTCTGCAACGTGGGGGTTCTGACCACCGGCTTTGATGCTGACGTTCGTTGCGTCATTCTGGCGAGGCCCACCAAGTCGGAAATCCTATACACCCAGATGATCGGTCGCGGTCTCCGTCAGGCCGATGGCAAGGACCATTGCCTGATCCTCGACCACAGCGACACGACCCTCAAACTGGGCTTCGTGACCGACATCCACCATGACAAGCTAGACGATGGCACGGCCAACCGGAAGACTGCGACCAAGAGGGAAGTCCTCCCGAAGGAATGCCCCAAATGCACCTTCCTGCGCCCGCCCCGTGTGTCTGAATGCCCGTCATGCGGGTTCAAGCCAGAGCGGGTCAGCCAGATCGAGTGCGAGGAGGGCGATCTTTTCGAGATCACACGCAGTCGGAAAGCCGCCAAAGCTATGCCGATGGAAGATAAGAAGCAGTTCTATGCTGAGTTGCTACGCTATGCCTATCTGCGCGGCTACAAGAACGGGTGGGCCTATCATGCCTACAAGGATCGGTTCGGTGTCGGCCCTGCTAATACCTTTCCGGCAACGCCAGCCACCGACATCAGCCATGAAACCCAAAGCTGGATCACCTATCGAAATATCCGCCAAGCTAAGACAAAAGGAAAAGCAGCATGAGCTACGGAAAACATATGCTTGAACGCCCGCCAATCAGTCCCGACTTCCTGCCAACCCTTGTAGGGGAGGCGGCGGGCTCATTTCTTGCCATGCCGACGATTTACGCAGATCACGGGATTTATTACGCCCGTGAGGGCAGCGTCTATGCCGATCCAGACAAGGCTCTCTATCGCGTCAGGTTCCGCTTGAAGGATAAGAACAAATGAAATCGACATCACAAATGACCAAAGGCCGCTGGCGGGAATTGTTGCCGATGTTGGGTGTCGATGCTGCCTTTTTGAAGAACGAGCATGGTCCATGTCCCATGTGCGGGGGCAAGGATCGTTTTCGTTGGGATAACCAGCACGGCATGGGCGGGTTTATTTGTTCTGGGTGCGGCGCTGGTGACGGTTTCAATTTGGTTCAGAATGTCACGGGAAAGACGTTCAGCCAGATCGCAGTCGAGATCGATGCAATCATCGGCCGCAAGGGCGGTGGTCCATCTCCTGCCCAGGATCTCCAGGCCGAAATGGAACATAACCAGCGCCTCAACATGCGCCGCAAGTGGCTCGGTGCGTCCTATCCGTCAGAGAATGGTCCCGTTTGGAAATACCTTTGGTCCAGAACGGGGACCTACCGCTCTACAGACAATCTGCGCGAGCATCTGGCTATCCGTGCCGATGGCATCCTGCACCCTGCCATGGTTGCCAAGATCATCACGCATGACGACAAGGCGGCTAATCTGCACATCACGTTGCTCGACCTTGATGGCAACAAAGCGGATGTCGATCTTGCGAAGCGCGTCATGGCCGGAAAGCTCCCAGATGGGTGCGCAATCCGCCTTGGCGAGGCCGCGCCAGTGATGGGCGTTGCAGAGGGCATAGAGACAGCCATATCGGCTTCGATCATGTTCCAGATGCCCGTATGGGCTTGCATCAATGGTGTTCTCCTCTCGAAGTGGGTTCCCCCGAAGGTTGCAGAGCAGATCATCGTCTTTGGTGACAATGACCGAAACTTTGCTGGACAAGCTAAAGCCTACACGTTGGCGAATAGGCTTGAGCTGATCCACAAAAGGCGTGTGCTGGTTGAAATGCCGATCATGGCGGGGATGGATTGGAATGACTTTCACAAAGATCAGCGCGAGAATAACGGGATGCCGTATCTGCGCGTTGTAAAATGAAAAAGGGGACCGCTGGTGTTTTGATACAGCGGTCCCAGTCATACTCTCCCGTTTCGTCACAAGGAGAGATCAGAGGAGCAAGAAGTCCCCCTGATTCGGTTGGCCCCATTGGTCAGCCATAGCGTCTGCAATACCCTCGTAGGTCGCAGAGCGTATCTTCCACCGGTCAGGTGACGGTGGCTGGCTATCGTGGCCGTAATTATCGCATTGGTTCGCCCATCGCTTCGCTGGCTTTCCAGAAGGCGTGATGACGATTCTGGGTTCAACATACTTTGTCGGGCGCAACAACGGTAAGCCTTTCAACCAAAGGCAAGTGCGCTTGCTGGCATCATGGCCAAAGTCATAAGGCTGGATCATCTGGCTTGGCTTGCGGATTTTAGAGCTGATGACGCTGACAGGATTTTCCAGCGCAATGCGTGGAATAGGCGCATCCAGCAGGGCGCGCACAAAGTCCAGCGCCGCTTGTTGCTCGCCGGATGCAATCTTCTTTGCAAAGTGTGCCGCGCCACTGACAGCAAGGTGTGTGCATGGCGGGTGGGCGATCATCAAATCCCATCCGTCATTGATGATGTTCATGACATCGCCTTGATAGTGCGGCCCCTCCTTTTCGGTGGGCAACAGATCACAGGACATAGCTTCATGGCCACGGCGCAGGAACGCATCCCGCACCGTGCCAGAGTATTCACAGGCAATCAGGACTTTCATGTTTTTAGCTCATTTACGTAGTCCACGCACTCTTTCCAATCGTTCGTCATATAGAAAGTCTCGCCATCCTTCGCATCGCAAATGATGTAGCAAAACTTGTCATTGGGATTGATGAACACTTGGATGCCATGCGCTGAATAGGATGGACATTCGTCATGATGCCATGACGTATCCTCCCAGCCGTCAGGAAGTTCCGGCGCGGCCATAATAGGGAAGTTTGGAAACTCTTTGAATATTCGGCGCTGTGTCATTTCACTGGCTCCTTGATCGTAATGAAGTCGAGTTCTTCTCCGGTCCATTCTTCTGCGATGTAGGCTTTCCGCAATTCATCGTCGGTCATGTCCCGAAAATGGATGACAGCCAAATCCATGTCATCGCCATCCATTTCAAACTCATATGATTTGGTCGTGCATTCGATTGTCTGAATATAAAACTTAGCCATTGCCGCCTCCTTACCATGATGCCCGATAGATGACTGACTTCCATACGCTCTCATCTGGTTTCTTCAACCAATCGTAGGCGCCTTGCAGGATAGATAGGTCTTCTATCATCTGGCCTTCATCTGTTGAGCTGGTCCCAAAGAAGAAGCCTTCCGTATGCGGTAAATTTCCTGCTCGCACTGCCTTTATGATTTTATCAATTTGATCTGGTCCAAGCTCAATATCTTGGCACTCATCAACGCCATCGGCAAAATGTTCGATGATGTAGCCATGCAGATTGGGGTGCTTGCGCCAATAGCCGATGTCCAAATCCTTTTGGACAATATCAAAGCCATCTTCCTGTGGCCGTTGGCGAATAGCGGAGCGGTAGAACTTACGTCCGCGCAAAAACATATCGAGACCCATAATCGTTCTCCTTTAGTGGAAGTGTGAAAGCAAATAGGTTTGTGCGTGCCGTAGTGAGTAGCAATTCTTGATCTGTCCGTGGACGGATGTGGCTGTGTAGCCGTTACGGTCCCCTGCGAGATGCACGGGGGCAATCCAGCCAACAGTCTTTCTGAAACGCATCAGCGTCATGGTCCCATCGCTGTTCTGGACAAGGTAGATGGGGCTTTTGGTCCGGTTATCCGGCTGGCTAGGCTTATGCTGGCGTTTTGGTTCGTTAAATACGATGCCGACCAGATCAGCGATATGCTTTGGTAGTGCATGGCTCATAGCGATTCTCCGTGGTGTATTGGTCCACAAGCGAAACTATAGTGAGGCATTGCGCCTCTGTCAATCTCATTGGTCCATTGGTCCATTGGTCCATCGTTGGTCCATTGGTCCATCCGGCGACCCCATTGGTCCATTGGTCCAACCCAGTTTTGGCGCCCCTGGCCAACATGGGCAGCAAAGCCCGGTCTGGGCCGGTCCGCTCATTCTGAGCGCGGCCGCTCAAATTGAGCATCAAAACCCATATTGAGCACAAAAACCCACAATGGGTCTCCAGGCGCACAATGGGCATGAAAACTCACAATGGTTATTGAAAACCATTTTGTGTTTTGCAGTGCAAAATATCGGTAAAAATCGCCGGTAATCATTAGCGGTAATTTTTTGCGGTAATTATTGCCGGTTATTGTTAGCGGTATTTGTTATCGGTATTTATTTCCTCTTTTCCGTTGTTCGCATTGCGAACATTCCGCCCGATTGTTCGCACAGCGAACAAATAAACACCAGCATCAAAATGGACATAAAAACCCACATTGGGCAGCCCGGTGCGTGCTTAGAAAACTAAGAATCCTCAAAATGAGAACGAATGTCGAACATTGAAAAATATGATGCTAGGTAGCTGAAACGCACAA